GAAAACGTTGTCAGCCAATTTAGGTACGTAGTTTTTGAGAGTCGTAGAGAGAATCTCATTAAAATCGCTGTTTCCCGCAGCCATTTGATACTCCTAAAGTTTTATTGGGCTAATTCTTGTTTTGCCAGATCAAATGCATCTCGAAGTGAAGTAACTGCTTTATTAAAATCACGACTGATAGCGCCTTCAGTCGCACCTGACCCATCCTCAACAACTGAGGCTGCACGCTTTTCTTCCAAAATGTCAGAGTTCTTAGCTTTGCTTTGCAAATCCTCATAAGTCATATGAGTATAAGCAGCATCTAAGTTTCCAATATTGTGTTTCAAAGCATGAGAATACAAAGCATTCTCATCTATGTCAGCTTGATATTTGTCTCGCAGCGTATTCATTTCTTTCTGCAAATTCTGCTGTCTCTGTATGCGATCTTGTTCTTCAATGGCCGACTCAATCCGTCGAAGTCTGGTTTCTTCTGGGTCCAGTTCTTCCATTTCCTCTTGGGGAACAGAAGCTTGGTTGCCCATTCTGATCCCAAAAGCATCAGCTAAAGCCGATACAGCGCTTTCAGGGTCAGACTCCAGAGCTTGGACGATTGCCTCGCCTTGAGCCAATCTTTCGCGTTCAGTTGCCAACTCTTGCGTTTTACGTGTGTAATCCGCTTGGCGTTGGTAGCCATTAATAAGTTCAGATTGCGACACATCCATTTGTTCACCATCAATGGTGACCGTATAAGAAGGGCCGTTATCTTCACTTGATTCGCTTGGGTTGCTGGTATCCAGTCCCAAGGCTGTGTTTTCATCCATCAGGAATCCTTTCGGGTGTTCCTATATGACACATCGAAGTGTCCCATTACTGCATGTTGGGCAACTCTACACCCATTTGGTTTTGGAGTTGATTTATCAGTTCGGGTGGTACTCCGCCTGTGCCTTCAAAAACTTGTGTAGGAATTGGTCCTGGCCCCATTCCACCTTGAGACATAGGTGGTGGTGCCATACCTGCTTCCCCTTCAGCCGCTGCCATATCAGCAGTCATTGGCTGTTGTTGAATTATGTAACGATCAGGATCATTAATCCCAAACCCATAAGACAACACATGTTTTGCTATTTCCGTAGGATCAACAACTGTGCCAATCAAAGGACCCATAGCGTTTAGCAAAGAAATTGCTTGTTGGCGGCGAGCCGTTTCGTTAAACGGTTGTGTAGAGCCGCCTTCTACAGAGAAATCAAATTCTCCGATAATGTCATCACGGGTGTAAGCGACAAAAAACTTTTCGTCATCTTTGCCTGTGATACGCACCATTTGTGCGTCGGTCATGTACTGCATCATTAGTTGCATGACCATGCGTGCTGTTTCTGAAATAGAAATTTCTACTATTGCAAGTTTGTCAGCAGCACGAGCATTGCCCGCATCAACAATGATGCTGGCTTCTGTTGCAGTACGACGAGTTTCGGGCATTTGCCCACGGGCATATTCAGATACGCCGCTTACAGTGTTGATATCCCCTTCGATAATGTTGGAGTGGTTGTACATTTCGGGGGCAAGAGGGACCTGCGGTAATGGTTGGACCACTCCCGCAAGGTCACGGTTCTCGTCGATAACAGGAACAAAACGTCCATCTTCGTCAGATTCCAATGCTTCACGGCCTTCAGGCCCAAACGAACGTTCGTGATACAAGTACTTTCGTGCGTAACGTTTCCTGTGGTTCACCATTTGTGAACGAGTTTTGTTTAGTTCTTCTTGAAGCGATTCGATAGCTTCAAGGTCACCCATTGGGTAGAACATGTCAGGAACGTCGTAGTTCCGCATCATTACAAATGGGTGACCAAAGTGATACGGCATTGGTGTTGGGTCAAGCAGGTAATCGTCACCGCTTTCCGCACACACCGAGATAGTGCCATCTTCAAGATCATAAAATTCGTACAACGTAACTCTTGCAGTTACTTCGTTATACATTTCACGTTCATCGTCGCCATCCCAGCGGTAACGCACACCAGAATCAGCTACAAGATCTTGACGTGTTGAACGCTTAAACCTTTTATCTTTTTTAACTTCTGCAAGTGGACGCACAATACGTTGAGCAATCCAACGAGCATCATCCATACATGTAGCTTCAGGGTCGATAAGCATATCGAACGGACTAATGCGCTCTACGAACGCTTGATCTTCAACAACTTCCATCTTTCTAGATGGAATAGCATCCATAACATCCTGATCTGACGGTAAATCGTTTACCATTTCAGGGTTGTCGTAAGCGAACTGATCTACTTCTAGAGTTGCTCGGTTGTATTCTTCCGCCATTTCAGCGGGAGTTAATTCTCGTTCTTCTTCAACAAACCGCCAACCGACTTTAAGCCAGCCGTGTCCGATGATAAGAAAGTCCTTAACTGCCCGCCGAAATGGTTTCCGATAGTCGTGATGTCTCCACAGATAATTTATAACTGCCTCTACAAAAACGGCTCGTGATTCGTCACCCTCTTTGTTTGCTGTAACAGTTATCTTCGGATGGTTTACCGCAACGCTCGGAGAGATCACGTTAACGGTAGAGAAAGCCATATTGACAGAAATGCGGTCATAACCCACATTTCCTTCATAACCTCCACCAGTACCACCAAATGTTTTACCTCTGTAAAGGTCAATCATTCGATGCCACTTAGCGTCGTAGCCTTCTTCGCTACGCCACCTGTAAGTGTTATCTAATCTCTCTTTAGTTTGAGAGAAACGGTCAGCTTTCGTCATCCGTGCCATTATTCAACCCAACTTTTAAGCTCGCTCGGGGGTGTGTCCAGCCGCACGAGCCTCTGCTAGCACCTTTTGTTCTCGTTCCCTCATAGTGAGATGTTGTTCCTCACGAGGCAACATTGCGCGAATAGTCTCTCCCGTAGCAATAGATATTGATTTAAGTTTTAAACGACGCTCATAAAGTTCTTTAAGCTCCTGCAAAGGAACTTGCCCACGACGTTCAAGAACGTATTGGGTGAACTCTTCAAAGGTCGCCCCATCTGGGAGGACCGCCATTTTCAGGTGCTTTGTACAGCGCCGTCAGGCTGTTTAGCTGAAGGTGCAACCGTGCCTGTAGTTCCGTGTTGGTTCATTGGTGTTTCACGAGGAGTAACACCAGCGCCCATGTCACCAGGCTGCGCTTGATCTAAGTCCCCAGTAAAACGAGGTTCTGATGGTTGCGAACCGCCTTCGGCGGGAGGTCCATTATAAAGTTGTGCATGGTTAATGCGCATTGTTTCGCCCATTCCCGATGCATTGTATTTGTTAGCCATTATCGGCCACTCCAATCATAGACATATGCCTAAAGACATATTTAAGTTGTCCCACGGATCGTGTTCAAGCCAATCGTATCGCCTACAGGCTCATGTTTGTTGGCTTTACGCATCCACCAATCAAACGTCCACATATCATCCACTTCCTGAACGTACTCAGGAACAAACGCATACTTACGCATTTGGTTAGCTAACGCCAACGCCATAACACGGTCATCATGCGGAGAACCCGACATGCCGCCACGTTCATTACGCACATAAGTACGCAATTCAGCAATAGTGTGCTGATCTTTAATAAGTAACTCATCGTTACGCAAAGCCATAGACAAATCGTCAATCATTAACGGCTTAGACGTACGTGTAGTTTTCCACCCAAACTCCTGCGACATACGATTTGTTTGACTATTCAACGACCTACGTCGAAACATGTTCGGGTAACCCAACTGACGTAACTGCGTAATCGTAGTCAACCCGTGGTTATTGGACTCCACACAACACAAAGCATTGCCGTACCAAATTCCAAGGTTATGTACCTCGTATGCCAACTCATCAGGCGGAATATGACCGTGCCACACCGCAACCTGCGTGCCTTCTCTCGCATCCAATACCTGAATACACGAATAATCACCATGACCTAAACCTTCAGCCGTGTCCACGCCAAGGACGTATCCCCCCCACCGCTCTGGTTCCTGCCACACAGTTAGCATCTAAACTCCAAGACTTTCGGCTGGATCTCATAAAGATAGCCGTAACGACCAGCTTCCACATGCATCTGCATAGCGTCAAGAACATCCAAATCAAACACAGGATTTCCCGAACGAATAAAAGCCTCTTCGGGGGTGGTCGGGTATTCCTGAGCCAACTGCCACGGGAGCATCGAATCACGCTTTGATTCATACCAAGACTCATCCCTATCCCCCGTAGCACTCCACGGAAAAAACATAGGCGAAAACTTGTTATTCCCCGTAGTAGCACCAGTCCACAAATGATGAAAAAAGTTACCAGACCCATTCGCCGTACTTAACCCAATAATACGGCCACCCACATCAGCTACAGGTTCAATACTGGCCCATGCGTCCTCTGGTGAAGGTAAGAAAGCCCATTCGTCAACCACGACGAGGCTGGCCGATTCTCCACGAGCAGGGTCGCTCGCTGAAGGCATCGAAACGATTTGCGATCCATTGTCAAAAGCCATTCTTTGCTGGTGTTCGACCAAGGACTTAGGTCCACGATTTATCATCCAATCTGGCAAATGCTTTGCCCCATACTTTGTTTTTTTCAACAACAAAACTGACTCTCTCTCAGTACGAGAGAGGTCAATAATGTTTTGATCGGAATGAAAAAACGCCAGCCAAAACTGGTGAGCAGCAACCAGCGTTGTCCACCCAATCTGTCTAGCTTTCAGTGTAAGCGAATATCTATTTTCTGCCCACTCTTTGAGAGCCGTTTCCTGAGCTTTACGTAAAGAAAAAAGAATACGACCGTGAGCAGGGTGAGCAATGTACCAATAATTCTCAAGAAAATACTTCTCACTTCTGACACACTTCCGCCATTCAGCTTCTTGCCGTAACTCAGTTAATCGACTCATCTAACAATTCATGTCCTTACGCAACGACTCCCACACAGACCACTGCGCTTCAGTCCAAGTGTGCTCAATCGTATTGTAAAGCTGCGAACACTGAGGCCCATACCCAGGAACCAAATCCGTCCTAACTACAGGCGCAGGCTCCTCATCGTCCGACCACAACATTGAAACGCCGCTTACAGCCGCAATCAACGCCACCGCAGCAGCAGTAATCGCCGCAACAATCTTCTTGATCGCATCCGACCAAATTGTCGCCTTCTCTGCAACATCCTCTATTTCCATAACCGCCCCCTATTGGCAAGATTCACACACCTCAGGGGTATCCAAACCACACTCCAATGGTTCATCATCCTCGAAAGGATCACGCAACAAATCAGGGCGTTCGCCCATCTCCTCTAGTTGCATCCACATTCCATCGTCACGTAAATCTTGCAGTTCTGTCACCATTTCACCCTGTTTGCCCAATACGCAGCAGACATCTTTCCTTTTTTAATATTCTTAGCGTGACGAGCCTTAAAAGACCTAGAACGAGCCGTATTACCCTTATCCCCAGTCTTACCCTGCTGACCAAAACGAATCGTTTTAATCTGATTTCCGTCCTTAGCCACAACAACATGCGACTTCTTAGGATGCTTAGGCGTACGTTTCGGCTTGTTATAACCAGAAACACCAGCCTTTTTTAAACGAGCATCTTTTTTAGCAGGCACTAACGCTTCCTTTTCTTCGCAGTCTTAGCAGATTGCTTAAAAGCCTTAGCTGTAGGCGCACCCTTAGCACCAGGCTTCCTCATACGCTCCCCACTACCAGCCTTAATACGCTTCCGTTTTGCATGAATATTTGCATACAACCCAGGTTTCTTAGCCATTAACGCTTTTTCCGCTTATTTGTCA